CCCATGTTGTGTTCCTATGCCGGATAATCCAGCAGAAGTTGTTGGTAATAAAACTTGTGCCCATGGAAGGTCAGGTGTTGCAATATATTGTTTATTTTCAGAATGAATTCCATGTATACGAACACGAACTCTTCCGACCATCAATGGGTCATTTCTATCTTCAACTATTCCATAAAATGTTATCATACTTCTCTCGGTGTTGCAGTGTTATCTAATGGTTTTGCATTCTCTACTCTATCCATATAAGATTCTTTAACACATTCCATTGTCATCGTGCCTGTTAATTGTGTTGGGTCACCGACTAATTTTAAATCTGTTATTAAATATCTGTCATCATTTAACTTATCTGAAGTATCACTTTCTGATGTTGGTTCAGCAGCTGGTAAAGACAATTGAATAATTTGACCAACATTCATGTCTGTTCTAAAAGGAACTGTCACAACTATTCTATGTTGAGCCAAAATTTCCATAAGTGCAATTCTTTCTAATGTTGCATTATCTCTATTCTCTTTTCCTCTAAAAAGTTCTTGTGCTGTCATATCTGCACTGTCATCATATGAATGTCTCATATCAGATGCCTCAATGAAAAACGCATTAAAATGCTGGTTTGGAGGTAAGTCAACATCAGTTTCACTATATTGTGGTGGTTCTCCTTCACCTACTGAGTTTTCTGCAGTAAATGTATACTCATATTCACCATTATGAATCATAGGATGACCTGAAAGATGTTTACCTCTCTTCCATGTTTCTTCCATATCATAAAGTTCTTCTGATTCTAATTTACGCAAAGGGTCATAGACTTTCATATGAGATGCATAAGCACCAGACACCGTTCCTTTTAATGTATCAAACATTTGAGGTTTTCTATAACTAAGAATCTGACTGTTCAAACCTCCAGGAGCATTTAAGTCCATGTCTTCTGTTGGAGATGAGTTTCTAGGTTTCATACTGAATGAAACAGGGAATTCTTGTGCAAACATTTCATCAATCGATTTAAATCTAAACCCACCATTTAATGTTTGAAAGAAGAACATAGCATTTCTATAATTAGTATCACCACCTATGTTTGCGTTTTTAACACAATAATCTATAATACGATTTGTAGTCCAATTAGGAACTATGAATTGAAAGTTATCTGGTTTAGTTTCTTCCCAATGGTCAAATTCTTCCATAGGAATCTTTGCTTCATTTACTAAGATGTTCTCTAACATGTCATCATAAGAACCTCTTAATGTTCTACTCAATCTTGTTCTTCTAAGATTAAATATTCTAGGTTCACATAAACTTAATAGATACGATTGAATTTTTTCTGATTGTCTTGTTATTCTATCAGCCTTGAATACTCTGAATGTTTTATCAATACTGTATAATGTATCTGCAGTATCTCCCATTCCTTCTTTTTGTTTTATTGATATACGAATAAATTCTTGACCAGTGAAACGATAGTTCTTTAATAGATTAAGACCATCGATAATAGCAACGACAGATGTTGCAAACTTCCGATGTATACTCTCTGACATTGTGAATTCACCAACTATACCTGAGATATCTAAAGTCTCACCAAATTGGTTTATTAATGCAAAGGATTCTACTAAGAATTCTCCTTGTTTTAGCGGGGATTCTGCCATTATGATGCCATTACTTTTTCAAATTCTGAAACAACTCTTCTTATATATGCAGGTCTAATAACCTTTATTTTTCTATTGGTCTCATTCTGTTCGTAATCATGTGTGTAATATGTGACAGGTGTAAAACCTGTTGTTAAATTATTTCTTTTGTGTCCTTCTGAATTAACATAGTGGTCAATACCATCAGGTCCGTTTACAACTGATGATACAGTAAATGATTTACCACTTACTTTTCCTGTGACTACATCATTTGCATTCCAATTTCCACCTGCAACTCCTATCCTGTTAAATGTGGGTTGAACTGAGATGACATTTCCTTGTTGTTGAGATGATTCAATAATCTCACCTAATAAAAACTTACTTGATGAAGATACTATGTCTGTTGAATCACTTGCAATTAACCAATATTCGGGATACATTTCATTGATGTGTTTTTCAAATGTGACATTGTCTTTATGCCATTGATAATAGTTATCCATATCATTGACTAAGAAGAATGTCCAATGCAATTCACTATCACCATATAATCTGTCTGCAACTACATCTGGTCTTTCACCATCTTGTATCTCATAATATGTATAACTGATTACACTATTAACGGCCTCTTGTTCAATCATAGACTTTCTAAAGAAGTCTTTTATGGTAACAATTTTACCTGTTGATAAAGTGTATTGTATTTCTGGAAAGTTTTTGAATAATTGATTTGACATATTTTATACCTTATGGATTTGTCTTGGCTTCTGAGTTCTCTTTGACTGCCTGTTCAGCAGCTTCTCCTGCTTCGATATTCGTTGTATCACCTGTTGCATTTTGGTCAATAATACTAGGCATACCTTTAAGACCTGATGCAAGACCATTTGGATGAGCAGTAATTTCTTGATAAGATTCTTGTGTAAGTATTTTCAATTCTTTAAATTGTAAGTCCATTTTAACACTTGTTGGTTGTCCATCTTTGAAGAAAGTCATTGATGTTGAATCTCCTTCATATACAACTTTACAACTTTCTAAGACCATTGGAAGATAACCATCAACTCTCGTTGCAATAGGTCCTTCTAAGGTTGCAGTCCAAGTGTTTGGATAGTTAAAGAATCCTTCTGCATCTGACTGACCAGCACCTAACGCTGGGTATGTATCAGGCAACATTGCAGTTTTAAAATAGTAAATGATATCTCTAATCGTGTCTGCCTCATCTTGTGAAGATGGAGACATTACATAAGAGAAACTTAATTGTCTAAATGTAATACCCTCTAATGACATTTCTTGCATAGGGTTGACTGCTTTACCTTGCATGACAAACATTGCATTACCAGTCATACTGTTTAACAATTTTTGACCAGCTTGTGATAGTCCTTGAATCATACCTTGAATAAATCCACCAGCACCACCTTGTTGAACTCCTCTTGCAAGTGAACCGACATCTGTAGCTTTATACTGAACGGCAGCGTCTTGTTCTAATGTTAAAGGAATGTGTAATGCAATTTCTACTTGTGAATCTGGTGTATTCATTAAAGATGCTCTATTTGCATCAGAACTCATACCAACACCAGTCGCCTGTTTCATTTTACCGTCTTCACTTCTTCTTTGACGATTGATTCTTTGTCTACTTCTGAATATAATATAGTTATCGTGTGCTTCATCTCTAGGATATTGCAATTCTATGTATGGTGAATCTGGAGATTTCTTTGCCTTGTTCTTTGCGGTATTGTTTGCATCTAAAGACTTCTGTAAAGATGCTTTTCTTTTATCTAAAGTCTGTTTTGCAATTTCAGCTTGTGCTTCTAACTCATTTGAGTTGATTACTGAGTTATAGTTGATACTTGAAAGTTTAGACTTGATTCCTTTTGCACTAGAAACTGCCGATTTTGCTTGGTTTACTTTACTTAAAATTTTGTTAATGTTGGGCATATAAATATCCTTAAACGAGTTATATACATCTATTTATGTCATACAGTGGTAAGTTTAAACCAAAGAACTATAAAAAATACAAAGGAGACCCAACAAAAATCTTCTATCGTTCGCTATGGGAGCGTAGATTCATGGTTTATTGCGATAATAACGAAAATGTCATAGAATGGGGAAGTGAAGAAGTTGTAATTCCTTATAAATCACCTTTAGACAAGAGAGTTCATCGCTATTTCCCCGATTTTTATGTAAAATATGTAAATTCCTCTGGCCAAACAGTAAGAGAAGTGATTGAAGTCAAACCGAAGAAACAATTACTGCCTCCGAAGACTCCTAAACGACAAACTAAGAGATATCTCAACGAAGTTGCTACATATGCCGTAAATCAAGCGAAATTCAAAGCGGCCGAAGACTTTTGTAAAGAAAGAAAGCTAAAATTTCGAATTTTAACTGAAGACCACCTTACATAATACATAAATAGTATGTATGTTAGACTTACTTGAACAAATACAAAGTGAATCTCCGCTTGAAATAGAAAGGAGAAGTCAAGCAAGTTTAAATTGGTTTAAATTAAGACTTAGAAAGATAAGACAACCAGTAAGTAAGCTACTAGCTGACGATGATTTTCCAGTAGTATCAGCACCTGAGTTAGGTAAAATGTATATGTATCTCTATGATGCAAAATACAAAGAAACATTGCCTTATTGGGATAGATTCCCACTCATAATTTGCTTGGATTTGGTAAAAGGCGGTTTTATGGGTGTAAATCTACACTATATTGCACCTAGATATCGAACACCATTACTTTTAAGTCTATATGAAATTGCAATAGAGAATGATAACGATGATGAACAACGAGTTCTGTTATCTTATCAGTTAATAAAATCAGTTTCATCACTTAGGTATGCAAAACCATGTGTAAAGAGATATCTATTCAAACATATAGAGTCTAGGATATCAGAAATACCCATGGATTATTGGGACATGATGGTAATGTTACCATCTCAAAGGTTTAATGTAAATGCAAATATGGTATATGCAGACAGTAGGGAGAAATTTTAATGGATTTTTTTAATTCAGGTATATTTAAAAATAGTAAATCAAGTATCAATAAGATAAAAGGAAACTTTGATGCTGGTGCTCTTAGCAATAGATTTGCAGTCAACATTTTTGGACCAGGAGGTAATTTTAGTGTTGAAGGAATTAGATGTGAAACTGCGTCTCTTCCAGGAAGAAGTTTAACAACAAAAGATTTTCACACAACAGGAACAAATACAAAAAAAGTCACACAAGTAAACAATACAAATGAAGTAGACTTTTCATTTCTTTGTGATTCAAGTTTCTTTGATAGATACATTATCGAAGCATGGCAATCATCTATCTTTACAGAAGAAGACGGAAATAGTATTAAACCAATCTTTAAATATCCAAAAGACTATTACGGAACAATAGAAATAGAACAATTTAGAAGAGACGATTCAATGGCATTAAAGTATAAATTCTATGATGCATTTCCAGTCTCTTACGAACCAATGCCTCTTACAATGGGAGAGGCTGCGTTAATGAAATTTACATGCAAATTTGCATTTAAAACTTTTGATACCGAATATGGTAAAGCACCTAAACTTTCGGTACTAAATAAAGGGAGACGATATCTTGATTTAGCAAGAGAGAGTCTTACTGTCGCAAGTCGATTCAATGGTAAATCTAAAGACATGTTAGGTAAACTAAACAATTTAGATTCTGCTGGGTCAAGACTTAGTGGACTACTAGGATAACCTAGTATAAAATTATGGAGTAAATTATGGGATTACCAATCCAATCAGCACCGACTTATAAAACGGTGTTACCAAGTGATGGTCGTGAAGTAAAGTTCCGACCTTTTCTTGTAAAAGAACAAAAGGTATTGATGTTGGCAAAAGAAGGCGACGACCAAGAAGAGTCACTTGAAGCTGTCAAAAATATGATTAATGATGTTACCTTTGGAGAAGTAGATTCGAATGAACTTGCAATGCTCGACCTTGAATGGTTGTTCATTCAGATTCGTTCAAAATCTGTTGGTGAATCTGCAACTGTTAAAATGAAATGTCAAGAAAATGACTGCTCAGGAACAGGAGATGCACTTATTAACTTTGAAGAAGTAGAAGTCAATGGTGAGATACCTGATAATACTATAATGATTAGTGATGATGTTGGAGTAGTTTTAAGATTACTTAAAGTAGGAGATACAAAGGGCGTTGTTGATATGCCTGAGAACGAAGTCATATTCTATCTATTGAATAAATCTATAGATAGGATTTTTGATGCAGAAAGTGTCTATGAAAGAAACGATATTACCAATGAAGATGTAGATGAGTTTATTGAAAACTTAACTATCAATCAACTAGGTAAGTTATCTGATTTCTTTGAGCATGCTCCTAAACTGACAAAGAAAGTAGACTTTAAATGTGAAATATGTGGAACTCAACAAAGTAGAGTTCTACAAGGACTACAAAATTTTTTTTAATAGCCCTTTCACACGAGTCGGTGTTTAATTATTATAACACTAACTTTCAAATGATGCAACATCATAATTATTCATTAACAGAATTAGAAGATATGATGCCGTGGGAAAGGGAGATTTATACGAATCTTCTCTTGAACTATTTGGAACAAGAAAAGCAAAGACAGGACCAGAAAAAATACAATTAACTTATATTATGTGTGCCGTGATTAACTATGAGGAGTAGAAGATGGCAGACGAAAAAGATAACAGCAGAAATGAGGTGGAAATTGATTTAGATAAGTATATGGCACTTATCGAGAAACTAGACGAATCAGAAGACAAAATCAAAGAGATGCAAGAAGAGGCTAGAAAGGCCAAGTTGCGACTCGACCCACCTAAAAGAAAGTTTATAGACTTGTTCTTAGATGACAACGACTTGAATGAAAAGGCAATCATAGGATTTATTTCATTCTTTTTAATGATGTGTTTCGGTATAACAGACTTAGTCACAGCACTAGTTTGGGATTTAGACTTAAAAGTCTCTGAAACAATTTATACATCATTTGTAGTTGTGACTTTAGGTGCATTTGGAATATCTGAAGCTGGAAAAGCATTCGGTAAATAAAGGAAAATTTAATGGCAGATAACGAGATAGGTGAACAACAGAAACTTCTTGCGGAAAGAAACAAGTTAGACAAAGCATCTCTACAAGCTCGAAAAGAAGCAGATAGAGAATTTGAAAAAGCTACTTTAGAGAGTAAAGATGGTTTCAAAAAGATGGTTGAAAAACTTAGAGAAGTTCAACCTGAAACCGCAAAGATTGTTGCAGATTTTAAAAATGCTGGAGAAGACACACTTAAAGGTGCTCTTATCAGTAGAAAATTAAATAATGCAATGGAGGCTGCCGCTGAATTAGAAAAAAAATCCTTCGAAGAATTATCTTCAGAACAAAAATCTGCAATAGAGTCGATGTTCGGTGGTAACTTAGAACAATTAAGAGAGTTAGAAGGAAACCTTGAAGCAATCAAAAATAAGATAGAGGTTACAGAATTCAACATTGCAGGTTTAGAAGATGGTCGTAAAATAAATGCAGAAAAGAGAGCAAAGATTGATGAACAAATAACTGAAGCTTCAAAATCTTTAGAACAATCTTCAAAAGAACAAGAAAAGATTAACCAATCAAAACAAGAACTTCTTGCTATGGAACAAATCGACCAGAGAACTTTGAAGAAAGATGCCAAGATTGCATTTGATTTAAAGATAGCGGAACTGGCAGGTCAGATGGAATCTTCCAGAAAAATCATTGAAGGAAATAAAGAATCAGACTCACTTGCAAAAGAAAAGGTTGCAAGTTTGAATGCTGAGAAAGATTCACTTAAACAAAGAGACGATGAACTTCAATCAATGATTGCAGAAGACACAACAGCTCTTCAAGATTATAGTGAACAAAAGAAAGATTTACTTCAAGAAGAAACCAATGTTCAACAAGAGATTAAAGATAGTTTAGAAGTAGCAAAACAAGAACAACTTGAAGGCCTAACATCTTTCTCTGAAGGAATTAAAGGTCTTACAGGTTTTGACATTATGGGTGCATTCGATGATGGTGTTAAGATGTTTAATAATCTTAAAAAGGTCGGAGAAGGACTAGGTAAGTTTGCTTCACCTATGATAGGTGCTTTAAAAGATGTTGGAAAAGGTCTCATGTCCACCGCAAAAAAATT